AGTAAGTTGTTCATTGCGTTTTCCATTAGGTCATCTCCTTGTTGCCTATAAATTATATATAGGGGACTATAGCCTACATTGCAACCCCTAAACATAAAAAAAGGGGCCGAAGCCCCAATTTATTTTAGAATGAACCTTTGCCGTTATAGGTTCCTGTTTCAAACAGCTTGTCACGGTAGCTGCTATCTGCACCTCTGAAGCATTCCCAGAAGTCAATCGTCGGGATCTCATGGCCCCGATTGATTAGCTCATCGCGGTAATTGCGAGCAGCAACTTCATTAAAGTGGCCTTTGGTGTGGCCGGTGCAACTTTGTGTGGCGACAGCGTTTGCCATCCACTCAGCTAAATCAGCGTCAGTTGCAGTTTTGATTTGGTCGGTAGTCATCATATTGGCCTCCTAGCCGTTGCGGGGCCGTAGCCCCTGTTGCTTAATTGCAAAGATCATATTCGTTTGTTTCGGTGATTTTGATTACCTTGTAATCTCCACCGTAAGCTTTAGCGCGGCGAGCCATGCGGCTGTGTGCTTCTTTCATCGTGAACCCAATAACAAAATCCGACACATTATCTAAACGATCAGGACGCCACATTTCAAATTTAACCATGAACATTTCTTTGGATTTTAGCTTTGCTATTTTTTGAGTTTCGGTAATCATCGGGTTCTCCTTGTTGTCTATACATTATATATAGTAGCTTATAGCCTACAAGTCAAGGGGGGTAGACAAATAAATTAAAAAAAATATTATCCAGCCATGAATAAAGTTGAGATCCAAGTGTCAGGACAGCCCCAAGGAAAGGGCAGACCAAGGTTTACGCGCACTGGTCACACCTACACCCCGCCAAAGACAAAAGAATATGAGGCTCGCATTCAAGCAGCAGCATGGTCTGCTATGAAGCAGCATGGCCTAGAGCCGACAGACAGGCCCGTACACGTTGATCTGGTGGCTTTTATGGACATACCCAAGTCATGGCCTAAGATGAAACGCCTAGAGGCTGAATATGGGGCCATACGTCATATGAGCAAGCCTGATCTGGATAACATTGTTAAGGCTGCGCTAGACGGGATCGTTGGGAAGGTAGTGTTGGATGACAAACAGGTTCACAGCATCAGAGCCAGAAAAGTGTATTGTCATCCTGAGCGGGGGCCGGTTCTCTATATTTCGGTTGAATGGGAGTAGCTGTAATCTGGCCCATAGGTTTCGCGCCACAGCTTTGGTTCACGATGAAGCGCGATTTTGGATGTGTCAAAAAGACCCTGATGGTGGCCTTCACATAAAGGGATACAACTTGTATCTGGGCGCTTCTCAGTGCCGTGACGATCATGGATAGGGTGATGGGCTTGGGTGGCGCTTTGCTGTACTTCCCCAAACCTCTCACAGACGCAGCACGGCTGTTCCCTAACCCAACGCAAAAATTTTACGCTTTTTTTGTCTTTGGGTTTTTTCAGACCCAGAGGTGGTTTATTTGCTAAGTTAGGCAATTGGAAATCCTGCTGTTCTGTTATCAACCATAACTTTAAAAACTTCGCTTGGAACGTATCGGCAAACCTCTATTTCGTTTGGATCGTTCGTGCGGTTCATTCCTTTTGGTGTAACCCGATAATCTGGCTTGCACTCAATATTGTTTATATCAACATAAGTCACTGATTTGCATTTATACCAAAAAACCATGAACAATGATTTTACGCCAGTAAGTTGGGTTTGCTGCTGACCTAAAATTATCTTTGACATTGGGATCATTATTTCTGGCAATTGCCCAAACGCATAATTTACTACGCGCATCTCAATAAATGCATGTGGCTTTCTTGTGCTGAAGTCATAGGCCACAGCGTCAAAAATGCTGTATTTAAGTTGAAGGTCACATTCGCAGTTTTTTTCTTTTTTTACGATTGCAGCCAATTCTTTTTCGCGGGCGTTGTTTTCTTTACTGTATGTGTAACGGGTCATATCCTATCGCCTCTGACAGCTTTTCCATAGCTGCCTCAAAATATTTCATAAAGTCTTGCTGGCTCATCTGGTCAAACGAAATGCTGCTTGGAATACGCATAAATTCTTCAGCCAATTCATTGTATTTCATGCTGTAATAACCACACGCAAATTTTAATTCATCGTGCAGATGTTTTTCGGTGGGCCATTTGCCAGTGTCTTTACATACGTTGCGAAGCGCCGCCCAATAGAGATTGTGATGCGGGTTGGATCTCTTGCCGGTAGATGTCAGGTTGAAAACTTGACCATCAGCAAAATCTTCCATGCGCTGCGCATCGTATTGAGAAACGGGCAATAACTGCCCGCTCTTTAGGTGTACTTGAATTTTAGGCATAAGAACCGTTGAAGATTTCTTTTGTAAAGCCCTTTAATTCAAAGTTTGGTTCTATTCTTAATCTTGTTAAAGGCTTTTTAGTAACAAACAAATTCCAAGATTTAATGAAAAGTTTTTTCCGAAAATCTATATCTGATTTGCCTACTTTTCTTGACGCATCTTTTAGCAACCACTCTCTTGCGTAATGAGCAGCGTCATTTTCATATGTTTTTTGACCATGAGCATAAACTTCAACAAATGCTTCTGCATCAGCTTCTTCTCCTAAAATACACCCAATGTAATGAACGGCAGGAAGCCAAGATGTAGCTGGACTAAAAGCATTTTTGCATCTTAGAATACTATCTGCAATTTTGGGGTGATTGTTGTGAATTGCATACATTTCTGTATTTGTTAAACCACTTTTCTTTATAGATTGATGTGCCAACTGATCTAAAAAAATAATTGCAGCAGATATATTTGATGCGTGTTTTACACCGTCCATTGTTAATTGATCTGCAAATGATCTTTTCTTTCCACTATCAATAGTTTTCACACATTTTGGATCTAAGTTTTTAACCACTACTGTTTGAAACGGTGTGTTTGCCGCAACACAGCTATGCAGCCTATGGTGGCCGTTCATTAAAATTCCATTCCAATCAACGCAAATTGTTTCGCCATTTAACTGCCAATTATTAGAAGCCATATCACGCTTATATTTTCCAAAACTTATTGCATTTGCTTTTCTGTTGTTTGGGTTTTTATTTTTCAGCATTTCTGCTGCAATAATTGGTGTTATTGTTTCAACAGAACATTCAACTTTTTTATTTTGCATTGCTTTCTCCTAAACACATAATTGTGGGGGTGGGCTTCCTGCCAAGTTTATGCACCATTGCCAAACCTGACCCACCCCCTGATTGACCCCTAAAAGGGGATTTCGTCATCCACATCATTGGACGGTGGTGCTTGATGTTCGGTGTACTTTACAGGCTCCGCAGAGCGCCCACCAAGCAGCTTAACTTCTGATGGCCTAACACCTAAAAAAGTTTTGCCGTTGTACTCACGGGTCTTTAGATCGCCTGTCACGGCTACTTGCGTACCTTTTTTTAGATACTGAGATAACTGTGGACGGTTGTACGATACATCAAAGAACATCACGCCTTTGTTTTCTCCCCAGCCATCGTCAACTGCGACAGAAAAGGAGACAAATCCCCCTCTGTCGTTCTCACGAACTTCACTGTCTTTGGTAAGACGCCCAACGATAGTAATCGCTTTCATATTCCTAGCTCCAATTTGCGGTTATTGTTTGCATCAAAGAGCGCGTCATATTGATCTGACGTTATCCCTGTGCTGTTGATGAGCTTTTTAAATTTTGGCTCAAACTTCTCAAAAGCTGACGCGGTGCAGTTTTTGTAAAATTCTATAGATGCATCTACTCTGGCATCTATGTCTAATTCCATTGTTGGCTTAGACTGTTCAGCGTGTGCTGCTTCCTTGCGAGAAATGCCATCCATCTCATTTGATGATGCATACTGCCCACCATGCATACCCATGCTGGCAAGCGCCCGTCCAATTGCAGAAGTCTCGCAAACTTCTACAGCAGACGTTTTTGTAATGTGTGATGATCCGCGTATTTCTTCAGCAAGGCCAGATCCAACTACAAAACCATCTTTATCAGCAATCAAAGCCCGCACGATAACCGTCTTACCATCGTTATGCAGGATCTCAGTCGTGATGCCGTAATCACCGCCAAATGACATGCGGAACGCCTCTACGCGCTTGGCAACCTCTGTGTATTGCTTGCCGCCGCGCTGTTTTACACCGTGCGATTTATTAAGTTCAGCAACAAGATCCATTGCCTGATGAAATTTATTAGCTTGCATATCCTGCAATCTCCTTGGTCAAATCATGGTGAAAGTTTGCAGCTTTAACGCCTGTCTCTACAGCCTTAATCATACGGCTTACAGTATGCGTTGAGATGTTTTCTTTTACAGCCATCTCAATCATAGCCTTAACTATAGCAGCTTGGATCTCTGCTGGTGTTGGATGTTTATGCATTTTGTACCCCTACTTGCATTTTGTGGGTTGTACCTATCAGCATTGTAGTCTATGCACAACCCCATAATTATTTATGGAGTAAAAAAAATGGAAGCTAGTACAATGTACCGACTTGATAAGATCCAGCAGATGCTTGGTGATCGTCAGGTGCAAGCTATAGCAGATGCTACTGGATTATCGTGCTGGACTATATACAATGTGCGAAATGGCGTTGGCAAAATACGTTACGAAACAATAGAGCGTTTGTCAGATTACTTTGAGCGCCAGAAATAATAGAACCGCCAGCTTGGTCATGCTGACGGTTCGTAGGGGTAAACAGTGTTGGAGAACACAATGGAACTCCTGATACACTATAGGCACAAAAAAATAAAGGGGTTACGATGTCAAATCACACTTTCAATCCAGCAATTGCTTGCGCTGTAGGCGTCAACGCGGCTGTCATTTACCAGAACATTTTATTCTGGACAGAGAAAAATGCTGCAAACAACCGCCATCTGCATGAAGGTTCTTATTGGACTTACAACAGTATTGCAGCGTTTGAAAAGCTGTTTCCATATCTCTCTGGCAAGCAAATCAGAACCGCATTGTCTACCCTTGAGAGTGCTGGTCTTATCATCTCAGGAACATTTAATAAGTCGGGTTACGATAGGACAAAATGGTACTGCCCCGTAGGTCAAGTGGATTTGACCCAGAGGGCAAATGGAATGGCCCCAGAGGGCGAACCTATACCAGATAATAAACCAGTTAAAAAACAAAGTAATAATATTAGGGATATTTTATCTACTTGGTTGATGGATGAAGAAGCTGCTGACAGTTTCATCTCATATCGCAAGTCTATCAAAAAACCTCTTACTGAAACTGCTGCTAAAAGATTGTCTGAGAAATTACGGTGGATCTTCGTCGGCGGTGGTGAACCATCTGACGCATTGGCTATGTGCGAAGAAAAGGGTTGGCAGAGCATAGAGGTTGATTGGTTCTTTAAATCACTTCATGGTGAGAAATCTGATAGCTACAAAAAAGCTATGACAAATATTGAGCAAGCAAAACGGGAGACAGTATAATGGATTATGGTCAAAGAGTGGAAATGATTAAGCGGCATCTTGCAGCAATGTTAAGCAGCTATGCCATCCCTAGCCATTTGCGCAGCAGCGAAACGGCACAGCAGGATGAAATTGATGTAACAGCTAAAGCTTTAAATCAGCTATTTCCAAACAACACTACGCCAGATCATTTGGCCGGTACGTTTGAACGTGCAGCATTAAAGATTAAAGCGGCTCATACTTCGCGCTCATGGCCTAAAGCATCTGACATAGCAGCAGCTATAAAAAGTTGCTTTGATAAAGCCAGTGGCCGTGACGTTGCTTCTGGGCCTTGGAAGCCAGATACTTACAAGATCAATGCTGATAGAATTAAACGCGGAGAAGCTGTCGGTGATAATTGGGTCAACGGTAAGATGGGCGAAGTGCTGGTGGAACGCGGCCTTGTAACCGATCAGGATTTGTTGCCATACCGCGAGGCAATAGGTTTTGCAAAACGATTTGAGGCGTGATAGTCTTTTAGTTGGGCGTCATACCCTCTGTCTGCTCAACTTCCCCCCTCTGGCTAGGTTACGCACTGCAACGAGGGGGGTCTTTTCTTTTAGTGGTTCTTAGCATACTATACACAACATATAGACGCACCCTCTAAGGACGGACTTATGCAACCAGAAGTTGAAGCCGACACTAACATAGTGAAAAGTAAACCGCCCGCTGCTGGTAAGGGCAGACCCAAAGGCGCTAAGAATAAAAACAGTAAGCTTTTAAAAGATGCGATCTTAGAGGCTGCTGAATTGGCCGGTGGTAAACGTGGCATGGTTGCCTATCTGGAACTGCAAGCAGAAGCAAACCCAACTGCTTTCATGGCTCTTATGGGAAAGGTTCTGCCATTACAGGTTACGGGATCTGGCGCACAGGGCGAGCATGAGTTTGTCATCAAATGGAAGTCATAGAAATTGACTACACGCCAAGGCTACAAGCGCGAGAGTTTCATAACAGATCAGAGCGTTTTGCAGTATTGGTCGCTCACAGACGATTTGGTAAGACTGTGGCTGCGGTTAATGATCTTATCAGAGATGCGCTAACCATTGATCTTCCTAACGTCAGGGTGGCTTATATCGCCCCGTATCTCAGCCAATCAAAAGCAGTGGCTTGGGATTACGCGCTAGAGTACACGCAAGATATTCCCCACATCAAAGTAAATCATAGCGAGCTAAGGATAGACTTTCCCAATGGTGCAAGATTTAGGTTATTTGGCGCTGATAATTACAACGCTATGCGTGGTTTGTATTTTGATGCGGTAGTGCTTGATGAAATGGCTGACTTTCCTGCATCAGCATGGCCTACAGTCATCAGGCCAGCTATTGTAG